AAAACAACAAATAAACATTTATAAATCAAATACTTACAAATAAAGTGGTAAGTATCGTGGTAAGTTTAACTACAAAATTTTTTTATTCATCTGTTTTATGATAGCACGAACAAGGCTTTCGCTTATCTTGAAGTGCTCAGATATATTTGTATAACGCTCCATCTTTGGGGCGTTACTTTTTTGAAATGCTTCATAAATCTCAAGGTCGCGAAATATCTCACACGCAACCCTACCTCCGTGCTTGTATATCAAGCGAAGGTCGTTCTCCATAGGTTTTAATTTTTCGTATACATTCATAGTTATTCCCATTTATTAAGTTCGCACCCTTTTTCGTCTTGTCGCAAAAGAGTAGAGAGCGGACACCCGCACATCTTACACTTCATACCCTTAACCTCTTTAAGAGTGTAATCTTCCATTAGCTGTTGGTATGTACCCTTCTTAGCCATAGGACAACCAGCGCATATCTTCGCTCGTTCCTTTGCCTTTGCTTCCATTTCAGGGTTGGGGAATATATAGTTTTCCCAACCCTTTAATATTGCTTTTAGTTTAATCATATACTTGCTGACCTCCTAGCAAACTCGTTATCGCTAATTCGTAGGGCACTCTCTGTTAGCCCCGTAGTTGTGCCTAATGTAGCACCCTCGTACGCCCCTTGCATTGCGCCCTCAAGGCTACCTGCGCGCGCACCCTCGTACGCTCCTGCTTGTGCTCCTTGCTGTGTGCCCTGCATTGCACCCTCTCTAATAGCATTCATCATTTTATCAAAATCAATCTTTAATTCCTTTATCTCAGTTTGTATAGGGGTAGGCTGCTTAATCACGCCCCCTGCTGCCATATATACGGGGTTATAACTGCCATAACCAGCACTCTTATTAATAGCCTCCAATACTGGGAAGTACATAGCCGTTGCGCGTTTGTTTATGATATACTCCCCTCCTTCAGCCTCAAAGCCTCCTCGACCTGCAACTGTAAAAGGAACTCCTCCTGATGCGTGGCTTTTACCTACTATCAGACCACCGGCCTCGTATTTGTCAGTCTCTGTATCCACTATCTTTTGTACATTCATCATACCCGATGCTACCGCTGCTGCTGCCGCTGCTGCACCCAACGCTGGCCCTACAATAGGAATGCCCACCATTGACGAATATGCCTTTTGCGCTGCCATATACGTATTAATAGTAGTTTCAGCCACCGCTGCTGCCTTGCTCAATGCAGTATGCTCGCCAAACAATCCTTTCATTTGCCCCAATACCGATTGAAAAGCCTGAAGTTTTGCCATCTCTACGCCCTCATCTATTGCCTTTTTCTTTTTAGCATAATTGAGCCTTATAGTAGTTAAAGTCTTTTCGTACTGCTCATCACTCAACTGCCCTGCCTGGTGCTGCTCATCAGCTTTCTCAAGTGCAAGTGCGTTCTCATTCTCAAGTTGTGCATATTTAATCTCCCATTCGCTCGCATTCTCAGCCTCCAAACGAGCGATGCGTTCCTGAAAATCCAAATCAGCATTTAATTTTCTTTGTTCTTTATCTAATTCGTTCGCTCGTTTTTTCAAATCTCTGCTTTGATTGTCGTGCTCCTCCTGAAGTGTACGTAATCTATTTTGGTGCTCCTCCTCTGCATTATAGTCCCATTCATTAGCATCTTGCTTCAGTTTCTTTTCCTTCTCCAATGCCTCTACCTTCTTTTGATAGATAGCATCTTGTCGTACTTGTTCCTGTGCGATAAGTTCAGCAGTTAGGCGTGTTTCACTGTTAATCTTAGTTTTATTTTGTGCCTCGTACTGCTCCGCCTCTTTCTGTACTGTCTCGACACTTAGTTCAGCCTTAATTTTTAGAAAATCCCTCTCAATCTCTTTCTTCTGCTTCTCATAGTCCCTTTGCTTTATTAGCCCCTTAGTCTTTTCAGTCTCTAATATAGCGAGACGGTCTCTCATACCCTTTTCCTCAATATCGAGGCGCTCCTGCATCGACTTTGCTACCGCTGAATTAGTTTTTACATAGTCCTCTATCGCCTCCTTTTGCCACTTAAGTTCCTCCTCCAAGAGTTTTCGAGCCTTATCAGCCGCTTCCTTGTTTTTAGCATTCTGCTCTTGTCTTGCTGTATTGCGAATGCTGTTAAGTACCTTCGTTTGCGCTATTTCGCTCCTTATCTGCTCTGCCTTTGCTTTGTTGTTTTCTGCCTTTTTTCTCTCCAATTCAGCGCGCTCAGCATCGCTCGTATCATTGCTTTGTTGCTGCAGTTCCATACTCTCTATCTCCAAGTTATTGCGTTCTGTTACTAACTTGTTAATCTTCTTCTGTATCTCAATACTTTTCTTTGCAGCCGCCTCACGCTCACTAATCGTTTTGCTTGTGTCCCTTGCTATCTGATTTTGCTCCTCAAACTCCAACTTCAAAGCCTCTGATTGCTTAACAAAATCAGCCTCCGAACTCGCTAACTTTACACCTATCTCCTCAATCCGTTGCCCCCGTTTGATAGCCTCGCCAATCGTATCACTAACTGCTTTGCCGGCTTCCTTCACCTTTCCAACTACATCTTTTACACCCGTAGCCGCTTGCAAAGCAGCATCACCTACCTGCTTAAAGCCCTCCTTAAAATTGCCCGTTAGTATATTACCTAATCCTTTGAAAGCATCTATTATAGCCGTAGCCCTGTTAATGATTTGTTCTTGCATAAACCGCCCTAAATCTAAAAGCAACTGCTTAGGGTGTGTGAAAGCCTCCACCAATGCCTTACCTACATTCTGCACCACCCCCCAGAGAGTTTGAAAAAGCACCTTCAGAGGCGTTAGTACCTTATTCACCTTGTCGATGCCTTCCTGTGTGCTGGTGAAGTACGCAATCAAAGAGCCTAATGCTACCACCAACGCGCCTATACCCGTACTTATAACCGCCCCTCTTAGTATTTTCATAGCCAGCGAAGTCTTGCTTGTAGCAACAGCAGCAGCATTCATTGCTGGTGCTGCTAATCTTCCTGTTTGTACAAAATTCACAAACGGATTAGCAAGTGCTATTATCTGCACTTTCATTGTGTTAAAGTTATTAATAACACTATTCATTGAGGTTCCAAACGCTTGATTATCCCCAATAGCATCTAATATCGCCTGCCTATAGTTCCCTACATCTACCTGATTGTTGCCAATGCTCTTTTGCAACTCCTTATACTTCTTATCCTGTTCCTGAATAACCGCTAACAGTTTGCCCCCTACATCAGCATTTTCACGCTCCTCCTCGCTCAATTGCTGGTATATTAGTTTATTCTGTGATAGAGCAGCACTAATCTCTTTGATTGAGCCCTTCATCGTCTCATTCTGTTTCATTTTTGTAGCCTCTGTGCTGATATGATTTTTCACCAGCGTATCATATACTCGCAACTCATCACGGTTCACTTTCTGAATAGCTGTCAATTCCGATACCTTGCGAGTGTACTCCTGCACCGATATATCCCCTTTATCAAACTGCCCTTTCAGTTCTTTCAGTTCACCACCAATCTCCATCAGCTTTTGTCTCACCTCTGCACTCTTACCAATCAGCGCGTCCACATCAATATCTACCTGTGCTATATTTATTCTTTCCATATCGTTATTTATTTCTAATTATCTAATCTTAATCATCTCTACCTCTGACATACCTTCCGTTTTATATTTTATCTTATTAGGCATAAAGTAACTCCCCAACTGCTGTACGTATATCCTACTGAAGAATGAAAACTCCATTACATCAATCTCATTCAAGTTCATTTCTACCGTTACGCAGTACATTCGCTCCACTACTCTCGGCAAATCCTTGTAGTAAGTATTTAGAAGGTTGTCCCATCTGAAAGGCTCAAAGTTAGGCACAAAATACCGTTCCACACCGCCACCTTCTTCCTTTGCTCTCAAAGAAAAAGTTACTTCATTTTTTACCTCCTTAGTAGCGTACACGTGCCATCGTCCTGTTTTCTCCTTATACTCCGTTTCTGTTGTCCCGTCCTCTTTCTTTTTTACCTCCTTAGTGAAAAACTCCATCACATTCATTCCGTTCTCTTTGTCATTCAGAGGACTAAAAAACTTACTGCTAAAATCCTTTCTATCATCAAGTACTTTGTCGTCAAAGTGTATTACCCCATCATTATCCCTTTGCTTATAAGCGTTCTCCTCATCGTATTTCTTATACAGAAAATTATTCTTCTGCCCGTAGTTCGCACTATGATACTTCACCTCCTTCACTCTTACGAATTTGCTACTCCAATCTATCACAGGGGCATTCACCCTTTCCGATAAGGTGAAGAAGTCATACACCCCTGTTTGCCTATCTCTGATAGGCGTCAAAGAGAATAATTTAAATACCTCCTTAAATAAGTCTGTCAAAGCAAAGTCCGACACAAGCACTGACAAATTGTCATTCCCTTTTATCTTTTCAATAGTAAAAGTAAGGTCTGTAACTTCAGTTTTTCGTTTTTCTGGAGTTGATAATACTATATATACATCTTCTCCTTTATCAATGTAAATTGTTTTGCTATATGTAAGATTATCTATGCTACTACCAAATAAATAACAATAATCAATAACCTCATTTTTAGTACCATATATCCCATACCTTAAATATTCATCAGAATATATTTTCTTAAAATTAAAAGTTACCTTATAATAACCTCTTTCTTTTATCCTGTAAGGATGATAATTTTGTGGAAGTGATTTTAAATCAGATAAATGAAAAGTAGCCATAGTATACTCCTTCTTAGTATTATCATATAAGAAAGCATAATAACTATCACCAATCACAGGCATCGGTTCTGTATCATAAGGATAGTGATTACTTTTAACTTTAAATATCTCTCCTTCAATATCATCATTATATTTTATATTAGAAGAAGCAATATAAGCGTTCTTCCAATCAAACGTATTAAACGTTGCACCCCTAAACCTAAAACCGCTATCTTGCTGCACCAACCTAAACACCCTATCCAAACTGATAGAAAGAGGCGTGTTATCAAACCTATATACTTGTAATACACCGTTGTCGTCCCTCTTTTCAGCATCATCACCATAATTTCCTACCAAGTATATAAGTTCCCCTATGCCCACACCGTCCTCTGTGTGCGCTTTTACTATCTTATCCAATGACCGCTCAGCACTCCCATCAATAAGTCCATTCACTCCCTTAATGTCCCTATTCATAAGATATTGGTACAACTCCCTACCACTGTCTTTAAACTCAAATATATAAGCATCATCACGTACTCCTATCAAGTACCCATTGCCACTACCGACAATCAGCACCCCATTTACGTAATAATCTACCCTATACACCTTATAAGCCCCCTTATTATCACCTTCAGACATTTCTGCGAAGTCAAATATAAGACGATTGGCAGCCGTTACCGGCAAATACACCGTTTCCGAGTAGCCTACCTCACGTGTTTCAAAGTTAAACATATCATTCACCTGCAACGTATAAGCAAACCCCTTATCGCCCATCTCGGCCCTATTACCATCAATATATAATTCAGTCATAACCTATAATTCTCGTATTGTTCTCTCTGGCTCAAATTCTATCGTTACTCCAAAAGGGTATAACAATTGTTTGTTTATATCAAACTTTTGCGTTCCTTCTACTACAATCACCCTTTCAAATAGTTCAGCATTCAAATCATTGTTGTCTCCAACTGTTTTTTCGCCCCTATATACATACACCTCACTGCTATATAAAAGGCTTTGCAGTTCGTCCAATTCATTCTCCATAACCGCTACTTCACTCTTCAGCGTCCAACGCTTCACTGCTGTACTCCCCAGCGAATGTAATATCGAAAATCTATCACCAATGCCTATACGTGTGCCTTTTATCATTTGCCCCAGTTGCTTCGTCTTCACCTCCTCTGTATATTCATTCGAAAAGAGCCAATAACTAAATGTACCTGCTGCATTCCTCCATACAACAAACACCCCACACTGGTCAATTACCCTATCCACCTTCTTATATTCATATCGAGGTATCCCTTTGTAATCCACCGCTCCCTTATTAGTAACCTCTAATACTACATCGTCCTGTGGGTAACCTCTGAAGTAAGTAGTATATACACCAGTTGCCCTATTAAAGTCTTTGCAGATACGTGTGTTATTATACCATTTATTGTTAGCCAAAATACTTGAGAAAGTAGAAGGAAAAATTCTAAACTTGTTCTTTATCACCTTTACGCCTTCCGTAATCTCAAATTCTTTTATCTCATTACCGTCCTTATATGTAGCCTGTAACTCTACCTCTATCGGTATGCTTGTTGCTCTTATCTGATAACCACTCGCCTCTGTGTATGAGAAGAAGGCTGTTTTAAATACCGCTCCAAAATCCACATTCACCACACTCTCATTTTCTCTGTATAGGTAATGCTTCTTTATCTCTACTGTCTTTTTCCCTATAGCCCCGTCTATCATCTTCACAAAAGACGCTCTAATGATAAATATCCCATTATGCTTAAGTTTATCCTTATCAGCTTTTTCTAATCTAATTCGCAAAGGAACTCCACTAAATCCCCCCCAGTAGTCTGTAGTTAAAAAATCCATCTTAAAAACGTTTTAAAAAGTTTATGATATCACTCGTAAAAGCCCCTATATAGCCCTCGCCCACCTTATTGATTATCTCTTGTACCCTCTCACCTGTTATCACCTCGTCAATAAAAGCAGGCTTATCCTCATTGCGGCTTCTCTTCGTGCCCTCTCTTGCTATTTTCTTAGCAATCGCCCACGCCAACCCCGATACCTTCATCTTGCTTTCTATCGGCTGAATGCCCCTCGCTCTTATCCATTGCTCAATTGCAGCAATAGGCGGCAAATTCCCCGCCTTTCGCCCGTGCTGCATATAGTACGTATATCCCTCACCAGAAATCGTACCCTTCAGCAATCCTGCCGCCTCATCAGTTTGCACCTGCAACGATTGCCCCCACGCACCACTGGCTTTCATTCCTAATTCCTCATATCTGCGTATTAGGTCATCTTTCAGAGCCTCCAACTCCTTATGCAATATCTCAATAGGCTGTTTCATCTTTTATTCGCTTATCGCTACCTGATAATTAACGATTACCCCATCAAAGTTATTACTGAACTGATTAATAACCTCAATGATACGCCACGAAGCAATCGAGTAATCCCCGCAAAAGGCATTCGCAATCTTCATTACCTCCTCTTTGCAAGGCTTAATGTATTGCTCGTATTTGCCCTCTGTAGCATCATTTCCCATCTGACTATCATACATCCTATCAAAATCAGAATGCTTAAGCAGCATAAATCTTCCTGAATAAGTACGCTTTATAGGTGCAGAGTAGTCGTCAAACGTTACAGACACTTCAGGCACATCAAGAAACAAATAAAACTCCTTCCCCGATTGCCCTTCTAAGTTGTTGTAATCCTGCCTGCCGTACTCAAATGCCCAGCCGTTATTGTTTGCTATCTGTTGTAATATCTCTTTCATATCCTATTTATTTGCCATTAACTTCTGAAATCTATTCTGTATATTCGCTTGTGTTGCTCTATACCACAAGATATAATGCGCATCCAAATAATTGAGCCCCTCAATATCGTTGTATCTAAGAATATTACCACCAGCAAGGCTATCAATCATCGGCAAATCGCCAAACATCTCTAATTTCTTAACTCCTGCTTCTTGTAGCCTACCATCATACTCTGTAGGGGCTACCTTCCAATGATGCTGCTCTAACTTCACCACCCTATCCACTTCATTAGTGATAAACCTCATACAACGATAAAACCGCACAACATTCATCTTCATCATGTCCTTCTTAGTACATTTATAGACCATCTCAAAAGCATTCATTAGTCCCTCAGTTGTACCTCGCATTACCTCCCTTTTTATCGTATTTACATCGCCAAAGGTCAATTCAGTAATGCTTTCTTTCACCCCGTATATGTGTTTCTTAAACCAACGCCTACAAATGTAGTTAGGTAGAGGTTTTAAGACTTTCAGAGCTGGCAATAATTCCTTTTGTTGCTCTTCAGATAATTGTATAAAGTCGTATAGTGTCATCTTCTGAATATAGGTTTAAATGTTTTTCTCGGCTTCAAATCAAAATACTCTCTCATTAGCAGCATATCCCTATAGTCAGGGCTTCGTCCTATTGCTTGTTTAACAGTATCTTTGTTTATTACAGATAACTTTTGCCCGTCCTTATTATCACTTTTGATTTGCTCCAATTCTTCAGTAATCATCTCCTTAGTGCGTTCTGATAGTTCAGCACTAATGTATATACCATTGCTATTGATACGCTCAGCTAATCTGTATAAGCATTGTGTTTGTAAGTTCTTGTAATTAGTAGGTTGCCCATTCTCTTCAAGTGGTGTGCTGTTATTCTTAAAGCCTACGATGCCCGTATTATCTACCACACCGCCTCCTACACCATCCTCATCAGCAATACAATTCCCCTTTGGAATATTGTACTTCATTCGCAACGTATTAATGAGTGCTTGTATCTCTGTGGTTGCTGAAGTAGCCATTGTGTGTATCTCTATCAGTTCCCAGCCTCTCCAAACACCAATAACACACAAATCAGATCCAAATCGTGCTATATCAGCAGTTAGGTACATAGTGCTATCTTGTGCTATTTGGTCGTTGCCAAATACTGCTAATATCTTATCGTAATCGCATAACGCATTCGGATCATCATCATATTCCCATAGCCCGTGCAACAATCGCTGCTTCTCCGCCCCTCGTAATGTGCTCTCCAAATTCTGAATGTATTCCTTTGATAGCATCTTATTATCGTACGGTAACGCCTGAATGAAAGCCCTTCGTGCGTTCAAAGTACCCTCCTTGTAAGGTGTATAAAACTCTTTATACAGAAAATTCTTAGAAGGGTTAGCAGTTATCAGCAATTTGCCTTTCAAATTGTACTCTCTATTTTTCCACCGCCCTATTGATATTTTGAGGTTCGAATAACTATCATACTCAAATTCCCCTCCTTCCTCAATCCAACCACGTGTCATCTGCATTGAACCAAAACGCTGGTATTGCGGATCACTCGGCAAATATTTACAATCCAAAAGAAACACTTTTGAACCATTATAGAGTTCAAAATAATTATCCTGTCCGTTGTACTTCCACGCTTCCTGAGGTATTTCCCATCCGTTTAGCACCTCGTGAATGCTGGGTATTGTAAATTTACGCAAATCATTTAGTTGCTTACGAGCAATAAAATAGTGAGTTCCTGCATACATCATAGCATCAGCCAGTATCAATGAGCACCCTATAAATGATTTGCCTCCCCCTTTTGCACCTCCATATAGCACCTCGTCAATATCATCATTAGCCCACGCTTTGCCGCATTCCTTCTGCTTATCATTTCCATTGCTGTTAAACTCAAGTACTACATTCTTCATTTACTTAATTATTATCCCAGTTACTTGAAAAGGCTGTAAATCTTTGCCGTCCTTTCCTGTTACCTCCTGCTTAACCGGTGCGTCCCATCCCTCCATTTTAGATAGTTGTGCAATCGCTGAAATACGCTCTCTATATGAAGGAATAAACTTCTCCCCATCAATTCTCATTCCTTTGCCCCTTGCTATGTCAGCGAGTATCTTCAGAGCGTCCATTTTTGCAAATAAGTCTTTTTTACGCTCTTCTACCTCTGTGCTTATCAATTGCTTTGACACCTCCTCGTTAATCGTTTTTTGCCACTCTTTAAATTCTTTTTGGGCTTGTTTCCAGTCCTTACTGAATGTTTTTTCCGTTTTACTGAACTTTGCTGAATATTTACTGAACATTTCCCCAAAGGACAAGAGAGGAGACTTTTTGAGTTCCTCTAACATCCATTGTTGTCTATTTTTTGGGGTGTTATTCATATTTCTGAATAAGGTTTTTTGATTGTTTCACAAAGTTTTTTCATTTCCTTACATAAAGGATATAGATATTTTATTTTACCTTTTGTAACATATTCAGTTGCGTTCTTGTCTAAATTTTTCAGTATAAAATCTTTTCTTGATATTCCTTTCAATCCTCCTTTTTGCTTTATAATATCTGAAATCCTACGCCCGTGAATACGCTTGTCGTTTATGATCCAACTGCTATCAGTTTTATTTTCATAAACCTTTCCTACAAAGTACCAGTTAGTAGCCTGATATATTATTCCTTTGTGTGATTGGTCAATATCAGCATAAGAGACTATCATTTTGCACAAAGGGACGTCTTTTTTTACTTTCTTAATTGCTTTTGCTAATACTTGTGATGTAGTTTCTTGCTTACCATTAAGCGCCATTCTTACAAGTTCTATGATTTGTCCTTGTTTTAGATTATATTCTGATCCAATATTATTATTACTGCCTGTCCCAAATACTACACAGCCACACCATTCGTTATTATCATTAAATACTGAATAAGCAAATGTATTCACTGGTACTGATTTTGCATAATGAAAATTCAAACAACTATATTTTATCGCTTTATTGCTTGCCAATTCTAATCTCATAATTCACCACAACTTACAGAAAAGTAAGCTCCTTTATATTTTCTATCAATTAATTCTGTAATATCAGCTTCTGCCTTTTGCAATTGTTCTGCATTTTCAAAAGTTATTTTTATAATTGCAGGTTTGTTTCTTGAATCGTCTATTAGTTCATCTTCATTAAAACTATCTTCTGAATAGTTTATATCCTTTTCTTCAATCTCAACCCCCAAATCTTCTAAATTGAACCCGTACTCATCTGCTATTGCTTCTACATCTTCAAGGTCTATATTATAGTTTTGATGCGCGGTAGTGTTTGCTAATATTTGTGCCTTGTAGTAGGTATCTGTATCGTCTTCTATATCATTGCGAACAATTACAGGGTACTCATTCTCCGCAAGAGTTATTTCCTTTGGTACTAATCCCTTTTCGTCAAACTTCTCCTTTCGTGCGTGTCCTGAAATGATTGTCCCCTGTTTGGTTACTGATATACTCTCAATCACTCCTACCTCATCAATAGAAGTGCTAAGTAGTTCCATACCTTTTTCTGTGTGCTTGTTTGTGTTTCTCTTACTTGGTTTTATACGTATCATTTAGATATATAATTTAACAGTGTCTTTTGTATATAATTTTCTTGAATTATTGTATTTTGCTATTTCTGTATTTGATTTTCAACTACTTTCTGAAACTCCTCAAAGGTGTAGCATACGGCGTAGGTATGCCCAAGTGTGATGGCTTTTTTCTGAAAGTCTTTTTGGTTTTGCGTTTGGCGATTGCCTTTTACTTTCATTTCGATATAGAGGCTTTTGCCTTGTGTCAGGAGTACTACCAAGTCGGCTACCCCTGATAATACGCCCTCTGCTTTGAGGCGTTGGGCTTCACGAACGTTGCGACTGCCTCCGTTAGGAACGGCGTATATAACGAGTTGCGGGTATTGGTATCTGAACCAGCGCACGCAGGCGGTTTGTAAGGTGCTTTCTTGGTGTTTCATAGGGTTTATTTTGTTTCAAATATTTCTCTTAACACTTCAGTAGGATAACTCTTAACGAAGCCGTATTTGGCATCATATTCGTTACCCATAGGTATAGAACGTTGTACGCATATTTTTGCGGCTTTTCTCCCTAATGAGATAGCTAACTGCAAGGGCACTCTTTTGCCTATGATATTGCTGTATCCTGATATGGTAAAATAGTCTTCGTTTTTGGTGGTGATTTTAGCTTCTATCTTAGTGAGACGCTCATTTTGCAAGGCTATTTGCTCGGCTTGTGCTTGTTGTGCTTTTTCTAAGGCTATCATTCCTTGTGCTTGCGCCATTAGTATTTCGCCTGCTGTCATTGGTTTGTTTGCTTCCTCAAAGCGTTCCAACCACGCTACTACGTGCCTACGTACGAACTTGCTTTCACGAAGTAGCACTTGCTTTCCTTGTGCGATAGTGAGTTCAAACATAGGGTATTTTTGTTTGTTTTGAGGGTGTGTATATTGGGTCTCCAATATTTTTTGGAGACCTATTTCTTCCTCAAACTCGTCTCTTATGATGTTCAGAAGAGTGTCGTGTCTTAAAGATGTTTCCTTACCTTCTTCTTTTCTGAAAAGGTTGATTTGCTCTACAAGTTCAAGGCTTGTAATAGTCTTTTTGGGTGTAATTCCTTGTGATGCGAGTATTAGGGTATTCATTATAATTTATTGTTTTATAATTTCGCTGCAAAGGTACAAAAAACTTTAAACAATTCCTACAAAAAAAATGATATAATTATTTGTGTATCATCATTTTGCATAGTCATTTTACATAGTCATTTTGACGGGGCAAAACGGCTGTTAATATGAAAGCCGTCAGCGTGATACTAACGGCTTTCTGTTAAGTGATTGTTATTAGTCATGCTCTATCTCATACATTATATGCAGCCCTATTTCAGTAGCGATATAGTGCTCGATACGTGCGCCCTTGCTGTCTTTCCAGCCTTGTAGCATATAGATAGCCTTGCATTGCAGTAGGTCGGCAATATCTTTAAGCATATGCGCTTCCCAAGTGTCGTGCTCTGATAGTCCGTTTTCTAAGGGGTTTACGGGCTCATAGCCTAATCTTTTCTTTGCTTTGGCTACAGCTGCAAAGCGTTTGCGGGTTTCGGTGAGGTCTGTACCGCTAATTTTTCCTGATATGTAGATTTTCATTTTTGTTCACTTTTGTAGATTTCAATTAGTTTGTACACAAGTTCTTCACGGGCTTGTTCGTAGGTTTTAAAAGCCTCTGCATAATGTACACCTCCTCTTATTTTCATATTATAAAAACTGAATTTTGATTCATCTTCATAATTTATTAGTGTAATCATAAAACCTTTATCTCTGAACCACTCTAAAACCTGTTCCCAAGTGGGAATAATTGCAATCTTGTCAAGTAGATTCTTGTCAAGTGTTTTGTATGTTAAATTTTTCATTTCACCGCAAAACACTACATTATAACCTTTATTACAGTGCTGAACAAGGAAGGGCTCAATTAATTGTGTGTAATCAATAGCAAACGTACAAGGTTCATCAAAACCTATTGCTTTAAGTTCTTGGGCTATATCCAAAGGGACAAGCCAATTGGGGTAATTCAATTTATTCATCTTTGATAAATTTTCCATTAATAATTTTTCCTTTTCTGTCTTTGATTTCGTTGTAGGCGATATTGAGGCACTCTTCAAGGGTGGTATCTTCTAATAAAGCTATACTATTCAAAGGTCTTAGCATTCTACAAATAGTAAATGAAATGTACTCAAGGGTGTCAAAAACATTGCTTCTTGCTTCATCGGAAATTAGACTGTTAAGCGACCTATTAACTTGTAAAGCTATAAACCATAGTGATACACGTGTGGTGTTAGGGCGTTCTAATGATTTTCTGATGATAGGTATAAAATCAACCTCTTTGAAATAGCAGTAGTTAATGAGCGTTACCATTACATCGCCTATGGCGTCCTGAACAGCTGGGCGGTCGTTATCATAACACGCTTTGATAAGCTCTCCAACCTCCTCGTGTGTCTTAAGTAGTTGGTCAAATGGGGTGCTTTTGTCAAATATACCCCTTTCTTTTGCCCACTGATGAATGAGTGGCACGAGTTCTTTGATTGTTCTCATTTTCTTTGTGATTTTAATGTTATTAGTCTATTTCCACTTCGTATGCCCAATCCATAGCATCTCTTTCTCTTATTTTGTAAGCAAGCCAATCAAACGCTTCTGGATACTTGCTACTTTCACAATCTTCAACAGAAAATCCATAGTCTGCCATTTTATCTAATTGTTCAAATACTTCATCGGAGACTTCTACATCTTCTAAACCTACGGTATAGGTTACTTTTACATATAAATTTTTAATTGTTTTCATTTTTTTTGATTTTTTTTAGTTATTAATTCTTCTCTAAGCCCCATACAGTAGGAGCGGTAATTAATATTAGACTCGTGTGTTAGTACATAGTCGTACCATTGTAGTATTTTATCTTTGGGCTTATTGTGCTTCATATCGAAGTATATATCTTCAATATTGAAAAAGTAATCGGATAGGCATATAATACCTCCCCCTACATCATAATTATCAAATTCAAATTGTAGGTCTTGCTTGTGGCAGAACTCTTTGATGAGGTTGCGTGCTGCGTACTCGAATAACTCGACTGCTTCTTGTTCTTGTGGTGATTGTTTTTTCATTGTTCTTTATACTTTTCATTAATTACGTCTAAATGCTGGTATATCATTTCTGATAGGTCGTTAGAGTACGACTCAAAGGCGTCTAATAGTACTTTGTCGTCTTTCATTGTTTTTTTGAATTGCTTCACCGCCTCGCCGCTATATAGTTTTAGCCTACGAAATGAGCGTTTAAATTCGTGGCTAAATTTGGTGTCGTCAATTCCGTGCATCAGCTCATTAAGGCTATCGGCATACGATAGGGCAAGGATTGCGTAATGGGCTATCTTCTCACGTTTTAGCACTGGCATTACAACTGCTTTGTCGTGCTCGGCAATTGCGATATTCATTAGGGTTCGTGCTTCTTGTGGAGTTATATTTAGCCCTCTTGCACGGAGTTCTGTTAAAAATCTGTTGTTGTTCATTTTTGGGTGTTTTTGTGTTCGATTAGTGTTCGGTTTAAAATGGCACATCGTCTTCAGGCTCTTTTTTTGCAAAAGCCTCATTAGGCGATGCGGTAGGTATAGCGTTATTGCTCCGCTCTTGTGTGGGCATTCTTGGCACGTTGTACGTTGGTTTTGCCATTGTGCCTGTAAATTCATCATAAGGATAAATGGTAAAGTCGCTGCTATCTACCATAAATTTAAAGGCTTCAAATGGGTAGCCTCGTGTGTATTGCGGCAACACTTCCACTATATCCTTATTGTTCTCATCGGGCTTGAGCAAAAAGACCGTTTCTGCTTTCTTGGTGACGGCACTCCCTAAGTGTCCAGTGGCTTTTGTTACTCCGTAGGCTACGTGGATAATCGTGCAGATGTGTATCTTATATTGGTCTGCCCACTTGATGAGTTTATGCACGATTTGGTTACTCCATTCAAGGTTATTTACATCGTTCATCAGGTCGGCGATGCCATCGATAAACACCATCTTCGTCTTGCCCTTGTAACGCTCTAATGCCTTGTCAATGAATGCGACACGCTCCTCAGCGGTTAGGTGGCATATCTTGAAGGTTAGGTACTGAGGGTATATTGTACCTACTACTTCGGTAACGCCTTTAAAAGTACGTTGGGCGTAGTAGTCGGACTGCTCAGTATCGAAGTCTAATACATACTCATCACTCTTGCGGTGGGTACGTAGTAGGGGGAAGCGATAGGAGGCGTTGCCGCCGATGTAGGTGGCGCATAGTTGCGTTTTAAAGAGTGTTTTTTTGCTCTTGCTTGGCGCTGCTATTACGCTGAAACTGCCTGCTGTCATCACTGTTGTAGGGTAGTAATTGCCTTTGTACTGATGCTCTCCAATGCTGATAAGTGTTTCGGGCGGTGGGAGGGGTTTATCGAGCGGTATATACGCCTTTTCGTACTCGCGGGCGAACCATAAATCATCGAAAGGAGAAAGCTCTACACCTTCCTCAATTTCTTGTACTTTTAGCGACATAATAGCAATAATTTAGTGATTTCTGATTTGATAAAATACCCTATATCTTCACGTTTGTACTCTTTTTGCAAAACAGCGATGCAATCTGCCATTCGCTCTTTGACGATGTTGTTTTTTGCCTCTACAATGCGAGATATATCTTGTGAGCGATATTCGTCTTTTAGGCTTGTGGTTTGCTCTGCTGGTGTTTTGTTTGCTTCGGCTATTCTGTTAGCTTCTCTTAGGGCTTCGTTATAGTCTTTATAAGCGGTTTCGTATCGCATCATCTTAGTATTTTCGGCTATATCGTCTATCCACCATTCAAGGGGTTTTTGAACGATTTGGTGCACGTGTGCCAATATGCCGCTGGCTGTTATTTTTTCGTCTTTTTCTTTAGCGAATAAGTAGCGATTTAGGAATACAAAGCAGAACAGCCTTGATAGCAAAGGGTACTTTTCTGTCTGGTATTCTTGTGTCGCGTTGATAAACTTCAGCACGGAGTTAAACGCTTCTTTATCATCAGCATTTCCTTTGCGTTTAGCAAGGTATGCGAGCCTCCGCATTGCGATGTCTAAGTCGATTGTGTTTTTGCTCATTTTTGTCGATTTTTAGTTGTTAGTTACATTCTACAAGTCGCCTACGTTGCGTGCTACTTCTCTTTTGCTGTTTTTTTGCCCTTTCTGTGGGCTTTCGTTATAGAGTTGGGTATTTGTAAGTCCTGCGTTGTAAAACTTGCTAAAATGGTCTGCTTCTAACATTTTGTCAGGTGATAGGGTGAACTGTGGGTAAATCTCTTTCTGAATGAAAACGCCTTTAATGGCTAAATCAATCTCTCGTTGGGTGTATGTTTTAGCAACATCAATGAGGTTTAACTTAGACTGTCCAAGTATAGCAACTTTTCCAATTACTCCTGCCTTGTAATGTTTCTTAGCATCATTCCAACGTTTGGCGAACCAAGCCTCGAGTGCTGGTAAGTTTCCTTTGAAGTCTTCGTAAGCGTTTAGGGGCTGTTTTTCGGCTTCAGGATTTTCTTCGTGCGCACCCGCTTGTTTGTTTATTTGTTTATATAAATCATTATCATTATCATTAGGGTTATCTTCGGTTATGTTGGGTAATGTTTGGTTATCTTCGGTTATCTTTAGGTTATCTTTTTTATCGTAATAAGGATTAGATTTTCCCTTCACAAAATTCGGATTACCTCCTTTTTTTCCATTCTCCTTACTAACCGCTAATTTTTTTTGATAACTTTCAGAAAACGCATCTAAATCTAATTTGATAAACTCAAAAGCCATTTCAACTTTCTCATCTGTTGAGCCTGCATTTGCCCCGTTCTCCACATATTCGAATAACATTTTGAAAAGAACGCCTGCCTGCTTGTCGGACAATTTATTGACCACACTTCCGTATTTAGTCTTTAGAATAAATGTATCTTTCATAGTTACATATTTATTGTTAAAAAAAACTCCCCTTGCCCTTAGCAAATCTCTGGACAATGGCACGCCAAATAATAACGCTCGACAAAGACAAGGGGAGACAAATGAATGATGTATTTAGAATAATGTTGTTTGATTGAGGTCGTCAATCATTCGTTGTAAGTTTCTCTGCATCTGATTGTAATATGAGGGCTTTAACTCTATCCCTATGAAATTGCGTTTTAGTCTCAAACTTTCGTGCCCTTCACTTCCTATACCTCCAAACGGACTTAATACGGTTTCGCCTTCATTGCTCCACAAATGCAAACAACGCCTAATGGTTTCTAATTGTAAGGGACAAATATGCTTTTCGTCTTTCTCATCACGTGCGCTGGTGTATTGCAAGGTATCGGAGTAATTGATGTCATACCATACGGGCTCTGCATACTTTTGCCATAAATTCACAGGTAGGTAATTCTCTTGTTTCTCATCTGTTACTTGGTGTGTGATTGGCACTAAGTTATCGCCTGCATTGCGAAATACTAAGATGTAATCGGGTATTCCTGTGCGTGACATACTGCTGTCTTTTAAGATTGTTTTATGAAGCAATCCGATAGACTTGGTACGGGTTACTTCTACTACTGGGCTTTTCCAAATCGTTACCCTATCGTGGTAAATAAATCCCTCTTTTTGGAAAGACTGAATGAGCATCCCTGAAAAGTCTTTGAGCCCTATATATCCGTCTTTGCCTTTCATTGCGGGCAAATCCATACAATGTACGGCTACTAATCGCCCGCTTTTTACCACTCTTGCTAACTCTTTCACAAGGAATTGAAAATGTACAAAGAACTCATCGTAATCCTTACAGTTGCCCATATCACGAATGTCGTCTGAATAAACGTATAATTCGGCAAATGGGGGGCTGAATATTGAGAAATCTATACTATCGGTAGGGAGTTTAGCTACCTCCTCTACGCAATCGCCGTGTATGGCTCTGAATGTAGGTGTTTGCATATTTCTTGGTTTTTAATCATTAGTTCTTGCATTTGTTTGAATTGTATTTCCTTATCTCTTATTGTGCTCATAACGTTCTGCATTGTGTCGGTAGTGATGATATTCACCGTTACATCGCCTTTTTTTCCAAAACGGTGCGAACGCCTTACTGCTTGGTAAAAGCCTTCAAAGGAGAAGTCAGGGCTCATAAAGGTTTGATGCAGGCAGTGCTGAAAGTTTAGTCCGTATTTTGCTATTTGAGGTTTAGTAACCAAAACTCTGTATTTACCGTCTACAAAGTCTAACAGCTTTTGTGCCTTATCCTCTGGTTCGTCTTTTCCTGACACTTCTACTGCTCCACGAATGCCTGCCGTTACCTCCTTGCTTTCATCATTGAGTTTTACCCATACGATATGAGGCTCATTGTCAGCATTAGCGATTTCAATAGCCTTTGCGATACGTTGTTTCTTAGTACGCCTTAATTCTTTATTGAAATCGGCAGCCGATACTGCCATATCAGGAAATAATAAACCATTGCTAAAATCGTTTTGTGTGATGATTTGGTGCTCCTTGTAAATCACCTCTGATAAATCATACCCTTGCATTGGGTAACCTATATCAGCAGGATTGGTGAGCATTACCGCCCAACTTGATACGAACTGATAGAACTTCTCTACAGCGTGTCCTTTTAGTCGCCATTTGCTTGTATGGTCTTGGTCGTTGATAAAGTAGGTAGCGAGCATTCCTAACCTGCTTTGATAGCCCAAAAACTCCGAGTGATTAGCCAGTTCCATAGGGTCGTTTGGCGATGGGGTAGCGGTAAAAGCAAACTTGTAAGGGGTATTGTGGAAATACTCAAATAGTTGCTTTTTTATCTGTCCCTCAAAGTTCTTCATTATCGAACTTTCATCGACGATCAGCCCTGCGTACTCTTGTGGGTTGATATTGTGCAAATTCTCAAAGTTGGTAATGGTTACCTTATCAAGGTCAAACCCAAATTTTTCTGCTTCTCTTTTGGTCTGTGCTACCACCACCAAAGGAGCAAGTATAAGAACAGGTTTATTGGTGTGTCTTACGATTTGGGTAGCAGTTTCCAGCTGCATTACTGTCTTTCCCAGTCCGCAATCAGCAAATACAGCGTGTTTGCCTTTGAGAATGTTTTTAGCAACAATATGCTGCTGAAAAGGAAATAGTTTAGGGTTCATCGGCAGTGGTGCAAAGCCTTTATGCTCCTTTGCTTTTTGTTTTAATCGCAAAAACTCTTGATACTCATTCATTTTGATTTGAAATTAGAGATTTGAATTAGATTGCCGCGCGCTCAATCTCCTTTCAAATCGGTTAAACAAATTAGACGGCTTTTTAGCCATTTGGTAGTGGTTGGTTATTAGGTAGTTATGCTGTTTGTGATGCTGTTTTGTTGTTTAAATAGCCTATTTTTTAGACGGCTTTTAGACATTTGGTTACGTAAACTTTGCCCCCGCTCACGGCTCGAACGTGAGTGCTTGCCTATCGGGGTGCACAATGGCTACATTACAATTCTCTTATAGTGCTCTTAGGAACTTATTCACGAAATACACTTGCCCTTTGCCTGTTACTTTTGGCGTTATGGTTGTATGCATTACTCCGCTATTCCCTGAGCGTGTGCCTTTCTTTAACTCGAATAGTCCTTGCTCAATGTATTGCTGGTTAGGAATGTTATAATATTCGCCCTTTTTACCTAAATAGTGATTTTCTCGTAACCACTTAAATAACCTCTTTTCGCCTATCTCATAACCTTTTTGAGTGATGAGTTTAGCAAGTTCACCAATAAGACAGGACGATTGAGAACCTATCACAGTATCGGCAAATAATACCTTTGGGGCTTGTTCTTGCAGTTGCTTTTGTTGCTCTTCTATCTTCTCGGCTTGCTCTGCTGCTAATCGCAATGCTTCTGAGAATGATTGGGGAATTTGAGCGTGGTGTGCTTGTTCTTTTGCCCTTAGTAGCTTCTCACACTCAATAAAATATTGGCGTGCCATTTTGCCTTTTTCATTCCCCTCTACCATAGCGATTTCTTTTGCTGTATCTATGGTCAATGCATATTCTATTAAGGGACGCCCTCCATTAGGGTTTTTGATAAAATTGTCAAAAACCTCATAATCTTGATTTTCAATAAAACCATATTTATCTATTCGGTTTTTAATCCAATTTGCAAATTCTTGTTTGCTTTCTAAAAACAAATGCAACTCTCTTGCGGACACAGCACGTTTGCCATTTTGTTCAGTAATTTTAATCAATTCTTGCGTAGGTTGATAGTTTGTGTTTGTTATTTCGTACATACTTCAATGTTTTTAGGGGTTAGTAATTTCTTAGAGTAGAAGATGAAGTTATCCAAGTTGTAGAAGTCATCAGCGGTTAGACAACCTGCAATGCAGTCGTCAATCGTCTGTATTTGCCACAAAATAGAGTATAGGTTATTCTTTACCTTACTTTCGGGCAGCTTGTCTATTGCCTCACTAAATAGGTCTGAAAGGTGATTTTTTGTTTGGGTAAGATTGTAGATTTTACCCTCCAAATCCATTCCGATGTGTTCTACTTTCGGTAGGATTTCTAAAAGTGAAGTGTGGGCAGTTTTCGCACTGCAAGGCGTGTCTATGCAATTACTATTATTCATTGCATTAACATTTTCATCGTACTTTGGCATTTGCGAATGAAAATATTTATTAGTAATAAAATAGGAAAGGCTATCGCCCCCTTTACTCGCCAAAGTACATTTACTATCCTTTTCAGTATAGCAAACCGCAGGGTTATGATAGCCTATAATATTTGCAACATTAGCTGTTGCAGTATTGACATTAAAAAATGCTAATACTGAAATAGAACTAAAACATACTTTGGCGAAGTATGCTGCAAATGTACGACTATTTTTAAAACTAACAAACATTTTCATTCGTTTTTTCATTGCTTATTTTACTTTAAAACTTGCTTATTTATATCTTCACTTTGATATTCAGTGTTTTATAACTCGTTTTTATACTTGCTTAACGAGGGGTGAAAATTGCTTATTCCTCATTATCAGGTTCAGGCAAATCAAGATTAAAATTATCCATACACATTTGCCTTACTTGCTGTTTAAACTCCTTCTCCCATTCGTAGGTGCTTAACTTGGTGCTGCTCATAGGTACTCGCTGTATCTCACCTGTAGCAGGATTAGGACGTTCCTCATAATTACACAAGGCTTTCAGTACATTGTGCACCTCATTAGGAGGGTAAAACTCGCCCCAAGTGTCATTCATAGCCTGCTGAATGATAGGTATCCAAACGCCCCAATAGAAAGCATTTTGCTGTATGCTTCGTTTCTTGCTTCGCCTCTCAATGGTAATATTGATATTTGTGTCCTCAAATGAGGCTATAGCCTTTTGTATCAAATTGCGATTTTGCACCAATTTGCCGTTTTTTACGTTGCTCGGAATGGTTATCTTTTTCATTGTTATCGTCTTTGAAAGCAAGGCAGGACTCGAACCTGCTACTATCCCGATTGATACTTGCTTTTTTTGTTTTACCTTAATACGGTATGCCGTCCCCTTGTGCGGGTGCTTGTCCGTACTGGTTAAACATTTGCCCCTGCTGATATTGTGGTTGCCCTTGTGGTGGGTAGGCAGGTTGCGCATATTGCGGCGGCTGTACATACCCTTGTGGGGCTTGCTGATACTGCTGCATAGGTTGTACAACCTCAATCTTCCAACCTACAACCGTATTGAAGTACTTAACCTCGCCTTGCGGACTTGTCCATTCACGCCCTTGCAGGTTAAATTGTACCTTAACTATTTGCCCTATTTGCAAGTTATCCAACAATGCGCGATTGCCTTGTGCAAATTGAATGATAACATCTTGTGGATATTGTCCATCGGTAGTGATTACCAAATCACGCTTTTGAAAGCCGTTTTGCCCTACTGTTTCAGTAGCGAATATTGTTTTAATTCGTCCTTGTATTTCCATAGTTATAATAAAGGTTTTGCAATTGACAATAAAAAACTTTGCTCACTCATAAATTTCTTCGCTGTGTCTTTGTTCCAAAAAGTAAAAGGATATTCTGCATTACAAATTTTTACAATTTCAAAATGAGGGCTTCCTGCATCTTCAAGTCTTATAGAATAAACTCCTCCTCCGTGAAAATCTACTCTATCAAACACTTCTCCTTTGTTATAGTAATCTCTTAATACAAGAAGTTCTTTAAGAGCCCTTAATTGTTCATCAATCTTATCTATACTACTTTTATTTGGAGAACTAAAATTCTTAAATTCATCACTATTAAACCAATCTAATGCATCTTCAATAGTTGGTGTAGGTGCTTTTTGTTCAAAACCTTGCAAGGTGTAAGGTTTAGTGGATAGAGTAGGTGTAGCTTCATTGTAGGTGGAATTTAATCGCCCTTTTTCTGTATATGAAAGTTCATAGTCCAAACAATCAAACTGAACAATGACTCTTTCACAATCAATATGTTTGTCTATTCTAACAACCTCTCCTTTAGAGTTTGGAAAGAATATATTATCATAGACCTCCATTCCTACTTTAAATATTGTTTTCATTTCTTTTCAATTTTACTTATAAAAACTTCTACTTTTATGCAGCTCTAATACTTCGCTGCTTTCCTTTCTGTTTGCCTCAATAAACGCACGTGCCTGCTGTATGCTTAGGTGCGTATTGATATTGCCGTACGCGTGGGTATATTCTCCGTTGGCTCGTGCTTCTTCAATTGCCTGCTGTATGTACTCCTCGCAGTAATTATGCTCAATAGCATAGAGGTCATAACCTTTGGCACTGATGCCCTCCAAGTGTACCGTATCAGTAGCGTGAAATATCTTTTGTCCGTTATTGAGGAATATCCGCCACCCTACATTCGGTACATCGTGGTACAGCTTCACTGGCGATACTTTAAACGCCCCATAGTCGTATAACTTACCTACTTGCAACACATCAATATTCGTTAGCCCCTCCAACCTCTCTAAGAGGAAGTCAGCACAAGCAATGCGCAAGGTAGGTCGCTCGGCTTGTAATCGTTGCAAGGTTCGCAATTTCAGGTGGTCGCCGTGATGGTGTGTGAGGAGCACAATTTTCAAAGAACGTTTTACTGCTTCTAAGGCTTTGAGTGTAACGCCGCAATCTACCATTATTGCGTTGTTGTAAATCACAGCGTTACCCTCGCTACCTGAATTAATTACTTGTGTTTGTATCATACTTGTTTAAAATCTACTTGCTGAGGAGCTGGTGCGCCTGCTGCTGGTTGCGCTATAGGTGGCACTGCTTGAGGCTCTGTAGGCTCGTTTTGCTCAACTACCTCTGCATCTATCACCGTACGCCCTTGAGGGTTATCAACGTACTGCCCATTGCCGTCTGCTTGGTCTTTCTCTATGGCATTTTGCATCTCTACTGAAAGCACCCCATAGCGGTTAAGCAATAGTTTTAGTACCGTCTTTTTTGCCATTAGGTCAAACTCGTCTTTCCAAAGCCCTCTGTTTGTTTTTGCGTACGTTTTAGAGTACTTAGAAGCGTGTGCTTGTAGTTGCTCAATAGTCATAAAAAGCGACTGCTGGAAGCCATTGAGTAACTCAATGTAAGCAAGGAAACCGATAACCGCCCCACTCGGATTTTCACCCAAAAAGTCAATATGCCCAGTTACCTTGTTTCGTCTGATTTCACCCTCACGAATTTCACAAGTGTTAATCGTTTTGTATTGCCCACTGCGAATTGCTAACTGAACAAAACCTTTATACCCCATTTGAAATTGAGGAATAGTGCGATTAGTTTGTCGGTCAAAGTAAGGTATCACATACGCATACCCTAAGTTCTTATTTAGCGGCAAATTCAGTGCAGTTGCGTTCATCGCACACTTCATAAGGTCGGCTGGTTCGCATTGCGATAGTTCTTTGTTGCTATCTGATAGGGCTAATAGGTTTGACACAAATTCACTCTTTTTTGCGCCTAAATTTTGCTCTAAGAATTTATCGGACTTGTTAAGGAAGTTCGCTAATGATTGTTTTTGTAATACTGGTGTTTCCATTGTGTTATAATATTTGAATGTTATTACTAATGATGTACTGTTTTAGGGCTTTTAGTTGTGCCTTTGTACCTTGTACCGTGAAGGTAGCCCATACAACCTCATTATCATAATCTTGTACTGCTTGTGTAGCCTCTTGCACTGGTGCTGCTGGTTGCGCCTCATTGATTACTTGTGCGGGTGCTTGCAAAGGAGCGGCTTCTCTCGCTCTTGCTTCAGCGGCTAATCTCGCTTGCTCAGCTGCTACTCGTTGCGCCTCGATACGCTGCAATTCAGCCTCACGTTGTTGCCTGCGGTATTG